TTTCTTAAAATACTTGGTCAGTTATCTCCTGAAGTAAACAAGAGAGACGGTAAGTATGTCGAAGGTGCAGAACCTGGAATGATTTACAATTCAGTAACAGGTGAGCTCTTTGATGGTGAAAAAGGAGTCCAAGTGATTCCATGTTACTACAAACTCGAATACGTCGAGTGGAAAGATAGAGGAACAGATGGGTCTGGTGCGCCAGTAAACATCTACCCTTCATCTAGTGACATCATGACTAAAACAACTAGAGGTGCAGATTTTAAAGATAGGCTACCAAATGGTAACTACATTGAAAAAACTGCCCAACATTTTGTTATAGTTAATAGTGGATCACCAACTACTGCGTTGATTGCTATGAAATCTACTCAATTAAAAATTAGTAGAAAATGGAATAGCATGATGCAAAGTATAAAGATGCAAGGTAAAAACGGTATGTTTACACCCGCATCTTTTAGCCATCTTTATCAATTAAAAACTGTGCAACAGTCTAACGACAAAGGCACATGGTTTGGTTGGGAAGTGAGCAAAACAGGTCCAATTGAAGACGCTGCATTGTATCAACAAGCTAGAAGTTTTTCTGAAAGCATCTCTAAAGGAGATGTTCAAGTAAAACATGGTGAGGAAGATACTGTTAAAGCTGAAGGTGGATCCGCTCACATTATGTAAAATTCCCCTCCGGGAATGGTTGCAACAGGGGTGGCAAAGCGAGAGTGGAGTCACCCCTACTAAAAAGGAAAGATGGAAGATAAATTTATAGAAATATTTACAGGTCTTAAAAGAGACTATGGCTATGCAGATATTAACTCTGCATTTAAAGATCCAGCTACAGGTAAACTTAAATTAAAATATGGTTGGGCAGCAAAAGAATTATTAGAATCCGATTATCTAGATCATCTCACAGGTAAAAAATCTATTGGTATTCAACCTTGTAATGATGAAGGACTCGCAAAGTTTGGAGCAATTGATATAGACTCAGATGAATACGACAATTTTGATTTAAGAAAATATTTAGAGATTATTGATAAAAAAAATATTCCTGTAGTACCTGTCAAATCTAAAAGTGGTGGACTGCATATTTATGTGTTTTTTAAAGAACCAGTCAAGGCAAGTTTTGTAAGAAACTTTTTAGACAAATTATTATTTACGTTTGATTTAAAAGCATCAACAGAAATATTTCCTAAACAGACACAACTTGGTGTAGGCTCAGATCAAAAACCAATTAATGGTAACTTCATTAATCTACCTTATTATAATCGTAATGAAAGAGTAGGTGTAAATTTAGACGGTACAGAGTTTACCTTTGAACAATTTATAAAAGTCGTCGAGGCTAACACAAAAACAAAAGAAGAGCTAGAAGAATTTGCAGATGAATTAATTAGACTCGAGCTTACAGGTGGTGCAGATGAATTTATAGATGGACCTGTATGTCTACAAAGATTATCCAAATCTAAACTAGATGATTACAGAGATAGATTTATCTATAATTACATGGTGTTTGCTAAAAAGAAATATCCGGATAACTGGGAAGAAAAACTTTTAGAAGGTGCTAGAAATTACATTGTCTACGATAACATATGGGGTGATGAAAAAGTAAAACAAAAAATTAAAGCTTATAAAAAAGATACTGCAGGCCATACTTGTTCAGAAGAACCTATCAATAGTATGTGTGTTAAATCAGAATGTTTAAAAAGAAAGTTTGGTGTGGCTTCTGATAAGGTTAAAAAGTTTCCAACACTATCTGCATTAATTAAAATAGATTATTCGCCGGATCCAGAATTTAGATTTACTGTACACTACAATGATAAGATTGAAGGTGAAACTACGCAACAAATAATTGCAAGAGATATTAACTATATCATGGATCAAGAAAAACTTAGACGTTTGATTGGAGCACATACACCTATTCCACCACCAAGAATTAAAGGCGATGATATGCAAACTATATTAGATAATTTATGGCAGGGAATGAAAACAGAAAAAGCTCCGCCAGGCACATCGCCAAAAGAAGTATTGCATAAACATTTAGAAGATTACATTCATGGTGTTCCAGCTGTAAGTGATGCTGCATTTAGAAGCGGTAGTACCTTAATTGATACTGATGGCTTTGCTTATTTTGTGTTTGATCCTTTTTATAATTTTTTAAAAAATAAAGAATGGAAAGCTAAGATTGATAGAACAGGACAAATGTTAATGGATTTTTTTGAAGCTGAACTTAGACATCCTAAACGGTATCCTAAAAAATCAACAGAAAAAAAGTCTAACAATCCTGTAAGATGTATAAAAATTTCTATGAAATATTTTGATAAAGAAGAAAATGAAATAGAAATCTTACCTATGAAGAGTAAAAAAGATATTCTTTAATGACAAAAGTTACAAAGATATATGGCCCTCCAGGCACAGGGAAAACTGAAAAATTAATTCGAAGAGCCATGGCCTATATAAGAATAGGCACTCCTGTTAATAAGATAGGTTATTTTGCTTTTACGCGTAAAGCTGCGAATGAAGCGAGAGATAGGATGCTTAAAAAAAATCCTCAATATAAAAAGAAACAACTTAGATATTTTCAAACATTACACTCTTTAGCTTTTCATAGCCTAGGTCTTAGAGAAGAAAACGTTATGCAGGATTATCATTACAATGATCTTGGAAAAGAATTAAGTATTCGAGTTAATGCAAAAAAAGATGTGGATGCTTCTCCTTACTTAACATGTGACAATGAATATTTTCAAATAATTTTAAAGGCTAAAGAAAAAAATATATCAGCCTGGGACGAATACTGTACAGGAGAACACTACGTAGATGACCCCGATTTACTTAAACATATAGAAGCCAACTATAACCATTACAAACATCCTGACATAAATAACTTGGTAGATTTTACAGATATGATTCATGACATTGTAAAACAGCCACAAAAGATTCCAAACTTTGATGTAGTTTTTATTGATGAAGCTCAGGACCTATCACCAATACAATGGGAGCTGTATGACATATTAAAATCTAAATCAAAAAATATTTATTTAGCTGGGGATGATGACCAAGCAATTTATGGTTGGGCCGGTGCAGATGTAGATAGATTTATTCAAGAGCCTGCCACAGAAAAAGTATTATCTAAATCACGAAGAATTCCAAAAGCAGTACAAGATACATCAGAAATTATTACTGCACGAATCGCAGGCCTTAGAGCAACTAAAAATTATTTACCAAGAGATGAAGAAGGACTGTGTAGTAAAATCAATAGTTTAGAAAATGTAGATCTTTACCAGGACAATTGGTTAATATTAACTAGAACTTTATCCAGAGCAAAAGAAGTATGTGATCTTTTAAAAGTAAAAGGTTTGTACTATGAAAACAGAAATCAAAAAAGTTATAATACTAAACTTTACAAGGCAATTGTAAATCACAGTAAATGGTTAAATGGTGAAACAATAACAGATACAGCAAGAGCTGATATCATAGAATACATCGGAGAAAAAAGAGAGCTCACAAAAGATTTAAAATGGTTTGAATGTTTTGATAATGCCTCGGCTGAAGACAAAATTTATATAAGACTAATGTTGTCAAACAAAGAAAAATTAAGCGATGATGCACGAATCAAAGTATCTACTATTCATGCTGCAAAAGGTGGTGAATGTGAGAATGTAATTTTAGTATTAGATAATGCTAAAAAAATAAGAGAAGCTACTACTAAAAGTATAATAAAGCGTGACGAAGAGCACAGAGTATGGTATGTAGGTTGCACGAGAGCAAAAAGAAACTTATATTTAATGAGAGCAAAAATCGAACGAAAGGGATATCAACTATGACAGACAAAGATATATTTAAAGAATCATTTCCACAATACACTCAGGTAGGCGGGAATCACTATACCAAGTTTCCAATTCAGCCGTATGAGTTTATTTCTAAAAATGATCTTTCTTTTTTTCAAGGAAACGTTGTCAAATACGTTTGTCGTTATCAAAGAAAAGGAGGCATCGAAGATCTTAAAAAAATAGTGCATTATTGTCAATTAGAAATGTTAAAAATTAATGACATGAAAAAGAAAAAGTAATGACACAAAAAGCAACTATTAAAAAAATAATTACTATTGCTAAAAACAAATTTTATTTAGAGATATACATGGGATTAGAAAATATTTCTTGGGAAATTTTTCCTTTTAATTATGCTGCAGCTTTGTATGCATTTAGTAATAAAGATAAACTAAATAAAGTTGTAGAAAAAAAATATTTATACGAGCCTAAAAAATGAAAGTACCTTTATTTGAAGCACAGACAGAATGGAATGAACCAGAAGAATATCCAGATCTAAGAAAATATGATGAGATTGCTATTGACCTGGAAACAAGAGATCCTGATTTAAAATCAAAAGGATCTGGATCTATTATTGGTAATGGTGAAGTTGTAGGTATTGCTGTTGCTGTACCAGGTAGAAAATTTTATTTCCCAATTGCTCATGGATCAGGGCCAAACATGGATCGTAAAAGAACATTAAATTGGTTTCAAGATGTATTAGATAGCGATGCTATAAAAATATTTCACAATGCTATGTATGACGTATGTTGGATTAAATCTATGGGTCTTGGTATTAATGGACAAATAGTTGACACTATGATTGCAGCATCTTTAATTGATGAAAATAGATTTAGGTTTGATTTAAATAGTTTGTCTTGGGATTATTTAGGTCATGGTAAAAATGAATCTGCATTAAATGAAGAAGCAAAGTCTAGAGGATTAGATCCTAAAGCAGATATGTGGCAACTTCCAGCAATGTATGTTGGATCTTACGCAGAAAAAGATGCGGAACTTACATTAGAACTTTGGCAAATATTTAAAAAAGAATTATTACATCAAGATGTTGAGTCTATTTTTGAACTCGAGACAGATCTGTTTCCTTGTCTGGTGGACATGAGATTTCTTGGGGTGAGAGTGGACGTTGAAAGAGCTCATAAATTGAAGCAAGCATTAACAATACAAGAAGATAACTTACTCCAACAAATAAAAATAGAAACAGGAGTAGATGTTCAACTAATGGCAGCAAGAAGTGTTGCCAAAGTTTTTGATAAACTTGGTTTACCTTATGAAAGAACTGCAAAATCACAGGCACCTTCTTTTACTAAAAATTTTATTTCTAATCATGAGCATCCTGTAGTTAGAATGATCGCTCAGGCTAGAGAAGTTAACAAGGCTCATACTACTTTTATAGATACCATAATTAAACATGAACATAAAGGTAGGATTCATGCTGACATAAATCAAATTAGGTCAGATAATGGCGGAACTGTGACCGGTAGATTCTCGTATTCAAACCCAAATTTACAGCAGCTTCCAGCCAGAAACAAGGATCTTGGACCTATGATTAGGTCTATTTTTATACCCGAGAAGGGCCATAGATGGGGTAGTTTTGACTATTCTCAACAAGAACCTAGGTTGGTAGTGCATTATGCAGCTTTACACAAATTTCCGTCTGTAAATGATGTAATAGAAAATTATGAAAATGATACCTCAACAGACTTTCACCAGGTCGTAGCAGATATGGCAAAAATTCCGAGATCACAGGCTAAGGTAATTAACCTCGGATTATTTTATGGTATGGGTAAAGCTAAACTTCAGGCTGAGTTGGGTGTATCAAAAGATAAAGCAGCAGAATTGTTCGATCAATACCACGCTAAAGTTCCCTTCGTTAAGCAGTTAATGAATAGTGCTTCCAATCGTGCCCAAGAGCGTGGTCAAATTCGAACTCTCT